TAGCATAATCGATGAAGATTTTAAATCTTCGCGAACGTCTGCCCCGATTCCATTGATTGGACCAATAACGGGTCTTGCAGTAGCCCCAGTTCCGCCTCCACCAGAGATCTCTACGTTAGCAAAATCGTATCCAGTACCAAGAGCGGCTGACTCATTATTCATCTCAATCTTAACTACAGACCCACCAGAAACAGTTGCTGTTGCGGCTGCGCTTGATCCGTTACCCACAATAGTCACAGTTGGTGCAGTGGTGTACCCAGCTCCTCCATTTGTAATGTTGATACCGAGTATTTGTCCAGGCTTTGCTGCATTTTGAATCGCAAGTTGTTGCAACTCAAACGTGTCTAATCCAGCCGAGTCACCAGGTTCATTCCAATCGATTACTTGAATAGGAACGAAGTTCGCAGATAAGAACGCGTTTGATCTAGATGCTGATAATGAATACAAAAATTTCCAACGATATCCGTCAGCTGTCTCAAAAGCATTTGTTTGCCCGACTCCAGCTGCGGTATAACTTGGTTTGACGGTCGATGCTACTGTGGTTCCTAAAGCGTTTTTTCCTTGCTGAAGACATATATAAACTTCGTTATCCTCAGTTAAAACATAGTATGTGTTTGTGGGAATACCAGTGGTGTTATCATTATACGCGCTATAGATTGTACCACCGGCCCAGTTATATCTTGGGATAACAAAACTGGTATCATTTATTTTCTTGACTGATTGTACGTTTGCACGAGCGTTTCTTTCTTCACGAATAGATCTAGTTGGATTAATCGTTGTATCTTCTTCATTATACGGATCAGACTTACCGATTCCGATATAATACTCATCAGAATCAGTAGTATTCGAAATATTGTTAAACAGTAGATTCGCTAGTGTTCTTTTCAGTGAATCTGTTACAATCGCAGTCATTTTTATTTCCTATTAAGATATCGTGATATCGCTATCGCGCCCAAGAAGATACCAATCATCTCCGTCCCAGATTACTTGTGCGCCTGAGTATTGTGGTAAAGCAAAAGAAGCGCCTTGTGCAAAAGAAGCTGGTGTAATAGTTGCGGTGCCGGCACCTTTATTCGTAAAGATCTTAAACTCACCAGTGGTTGTACCAGAATCTAGACCTACAGCGAGAGCAGTTCCTTTATTACACACAATGTAAGTTGCTGTTGCAGATGCTGTCCCGTCAGTCGTAAGCTCAATAGATTCATACGCTACTTTATCTATACTTACTGAACCAGAACCTTTTGACGTAAGATTAAGATTAACATTCGAATCATCGCCAGCTACTCCAATTGTTGGAGCGTTTCCGGTAGCAGCATTAGTCATGGTAAACTGATTCACTGCTGATGCAGCAGCTGTAATATCTATTAACTCATTTGCATTGCTATCTCTGACTCCAGTTCCAATAATAGGATTATTGATAGTCGGAGAAGTTAATGTTTTCTGAAGCAAAGTTTGTTGAGCTTCATTAATTGTGACTGTTCCATCAGCATCTGGTAATAGAATAATTCTGTTAGACGAAGGTGGCGTAGTGGCCGTTAAAGTAAAAGTGTTTCCAAGATTTACTACGATTCCTGACGCGTCAATTGAAACAACTGGAGACAAGATATCACTATCACCACCAAACTTTTGATAGATTTCAACTAACGTCTCATTAATCTTTTGAGCTGCTTGTCTTAGCGTATCGCCGGTTCCGTCATTAGCAGATGAACCGATGTCAATATTTTGTCTAGCCATTTTCTTACCTGTGAAGAAACTTTAATTTTATTTATATCAGTACGAAGAATCGCTGGTGTAACGAGTGAACATACTGTTGGGCCGAGTCATCAAACGTGAAGCTGTTGGGATTAAGAAGATCTGCAAAGTTATCATATATAGTAGAAATAACCGGTGCCGTGACTCCACCGTACTCTGAAAGAACTTCATCAAGACTGATTCGAATTGCTTGTCCATCAGACTCGTACAATCCAGTAAGCTGTTCGAATTCTCCGATCAGTGCGGTTTCGCCTTGGCCGACCAGGCTTAATCCAGTTTCGAACACAGCTGTAGGATCTTCAATACCTGGAGTTTCTTCTAGATCTAAGTCAAACTGTGTTTCAATCGCAACTTGCCCAGCAAAGTAGAATCCAGCCGGATGAACAAATCTTTTATACAATTCTTGATAGTCAGCAACTGATACACCCGATTTGATAAGAATAGAAAAAGTTTGATACAGCTCATTGTTAATAATAAATCTTAAAGACTCTGGTCCGATTTCTGATTGGCCAACAATGAATATTTGTTCTTTAGGATATTCAATATCAACTTCACTGTTAAAAAACGCTCTGAAAAAACCTTCAATAGAAACTAATGAACCCTTTGCTCTGTAAAATTGCGAAAGCAAACGAGTCATAAGTCTTGGCTCGTTAAAGAAAGACGCGACCTGTAGACCATTACCAATTTCAGAAATTAATTGATCAAGATACTTATTTTCTGTCTGACTAATATCTCTAATCGAAAATAGATTATCAATCTCGGTTTTAAAAGAAGTTGTCGTGCTGCTGTCTAGATAGTCATAATATTTTTCTAAGAACGTAATAAGATTAGCATTATCTTGAGTATAGTACTCGGGCAAGACTTCTTTTACCTTGGACGTCGCTAGATTAAGATCTCTGCGATTTAAGTCTTTTAGTACGTGTGTCATGTTGTTAGCACTACCGCGGTGTTTTGATAATCAATCAAAGCTTGAGAAAGCGATCTTGTTTCGTCAATCGATAAAATATAATTTCTGAGTGGACGAATAGTACTTTCGTTTGCGGGCGTGACAGAAACGCGAATTATATCGCCTGTGACAGAATCGGGTCTAAAGCCTGATATTGTAATAATACCTCTGTCAGCATTATAGGAACCAATGTTGTCTACAATCACCGTTCCGTCAAGTGCGACAACCTGTAACTTACTTTGACTTAAGCTATTTCGGATAAAACATGTCTGCCCAGAATAAGTAAATCTCGAAGACTCTACTCTATAGTTTACATCGTCTGGATCAGCAATTGCCATAGGAAATGCAAGAGAATAATCTTGTATCACTGTTACATTTGGCGTAAATCTTTGTTGAGCTTTGATAGCCATTCTTGAGTTCAAAATAGCTGGAGAAATATCGTCTACGGTAGCAAGAATATTCGATCTTCTAAACGTAGATCCAAATGTGCTTAAGTTTGTGGTAAAGTAATTTACTACAGCTGTCTGTACTTGATTCTCAATCGTCTTGACAGAAGATCCAGATAAGTCTGGATCAAAATTAAACGTTGTTTGAATTTCTAAGAATGTATCGGTAGGATCAACAAACTCAGTTCCAATAGAAAGAATCGCTAAGTTATCTGAAAGCTGAATTACAATTTGGTCTTTTACAGTAGTCTGCACATCAGCTGGAATACCAGATTTAAAATTAAGAGAAACAAACACCTTACCATATTCTGGTGGTATATTATCGTTACCTCCCCACGAGCTCACATCATCGATAAATTGGCCAAAGCTAGAAAGAATCAGAGCTTTATAATCCTCAGCTGTTACGAGACGTTGTTGTGTAGCAAAAGCTCGTGGCGCGTTATTCTTAATAGAGGAAACGGTCTCTTTTTCTGAACCACCCGAAGATTCTGAAACAGTTGTTGTGGTAATTGAAAATTCTGAACCACCAATTGTGATATTACTATCTGCCAAAAATACGGATGCACCATTTGCTGCAGCACCAGCAGTAGAAAGATACTCAACAACAATCTTATTGCCGGTCACAGGCGATTGACCTAGAACGTTGCCGTTTGAAAAGATAAGTTCGTAATAGCCATTCGGCGCCTCTCTTATAATATACACCTGTGAATCATCGTCAATGCGAACAACTTGTGCCTGGTTAGTGTAAGTAGAAAACGATGATGAACTAGCAGTATCGTATACCTTGACAACAATTGTTGAGGTGTCTACTGTCTCATCTGGAATAACGTATACTTGGTTATCAGATACATCTCCGACTAAAAAAGTTTTTGTGCGTAAGGTGCCTTCAGTTAAAGTAATATTAGAAGAACCGCCTGACGTAATAAACGTGTATAACCCATTGTCATCTGGATAACCGATATACGATTCCAGAGTCTGGAAAGAATACGAAATGTCATCCACTTGAGCAGTAAAAGTTGTATTTGCTGGTAGTGTAACAAAACTTGGTGGTGACTCTAAATCTGTATTTACCGTAAGTACGACAGTAGTGCTTGCACCTGTTTGTGATCTTGGGTAATATCCTAGAGCTTCAGCGTGCGACAGTACAGAAGATCTAAGCTGAGCAGTGTTTAAAAAAGACTCATTAATCGCAAAGTTAGCAATCAGCCCATTCACGTGAGTGTTATAAGCTAACACATCTAAGATGTTAGAAAGACCAGATGCTTCAAAATCGTAGTCAGCAAATTCTTCTTGCCTTTCGAGATAGGTCTTAAGACTTTGCTTTATCTGATCAAAATCTAGATCGGTTGACTGAATAACCGCCATTTATCTTGTCCTCGTAAGTGTTACATCCACGCGTACATCTTCTAGTGTGCTTGTTACTTTAAAT